ATAAAGCAGAACAACGCCGCATTCAAACAGTGTTTAAAGGACGTACTGCTGGTGCTAAATTACAAACTGGCAGTGCTGACTTAGCAAAAATGCGTAACACATATAATGAATTGGCTGAAGAGGTTAAACGTTTTGGACGTATTCAGTCAAATAATGCGGTTGAAGCATCTGAGAAGGTTAAAAAATTATCTGCTTTGTGGGAGCAATTTTATAAGAAGCGTAGAGCAGTTGCTAATAAAGCCAGAACTCTTCAAGAGGAAATTAATAATGCTGAAATAGCAATAGCACAAAAACATAATAAAGCTCTTAGTGCCGAACTTAAAGCTGAAATGCAAAAATATGTTAAATTTTTGAGAGCTAAGTTACATGGTGTAAAAGCAGTTCTTGATGCTTCTTTTGAGCCACCTACGTCATTACGGACTACAGAAAGTAAAATTAAGGCAACTGTTAAAAGAATTCAAGATGATATTGGTAAGTCTTATCTAAGAAACAATGCTTATATAGTAAAAGGATTTACTGATATTGAATCTCGTTATGATGCATTAATAAATAAAACTAATAAATTATCAAAGAAGAGGTTTGTATCTAAGAGAACAATTAATGATGCTAAAAAAGGTTTTAAAGATATTGCAGATTCCGCACAATTATATGAAAAGCAAATTTTAGATGTTCAGAATGCAATCCGTAAGTTAGAACGAATGCAACGTAGAGGTTTGGGTGGAGCAGGAATAGGCGCACAAATAGAGAAATTACGTGACTATGTAGCAATGATGCGTAGTTATACTCAGCAATTGAATGTTATGTCTACTCAAGCCCGTAGAAATATGGAACGATTACATGCTCGGTCTTTAAAAGGCATTTTTAGCATGGGCATGGAGATGATTCGTAATTTTAGATGGCAAGTTGCGGCTTTTATTTATTTAGCCAGTAGAGCAGCAATGGCAATTAAAACTACATTTGTTGATGTCTTAAATGAAATACAAGAGTTTCGTAAGCAAGCCATGAGTATTGCTGCTAATGTAGTTTATCAGATGACCGGTAATATCAATAAAAGTTTTCAAGATGCCTATCAATTCAGTAGAGATTTGATGGTTAAATTAGAATTTATGGCAGCTAAGACAATATTAACTCTTGAAGATATGGTCATGTTGACCAAAACATTTGCACAAGCAGGAATTATTCCTAAGACTGATGATGATGTTCGACGTATTGCTACTATCGGTACTGCAATTAAAGCATTAACTGAAGGTATGGCAAATGCGGGTGTACAGATGAGGCAAGAACTGTATGCAATTATTGCAGGACGGCAGAGAGCAACGGATCAGTTGGCAATGATGTTTAAGATGATGGGTGTTAATATAAATAATGTCATTAAACAAGCCAAGGAAGAAGGCAAATCAATGATTGTAGCATTGTCTGATGCCTTGGAACCATTTAATGAAATGAACAGAATGCTTGCCGGTGAGTTTGCAACTATTGTTAATAAACTTAAAGTGATTTGGGGTATTATTAAACGTCTTGGTGGTGAACCTGTATTGGAAGTTATTGCAGCACAATTAGATAAAGTTGCCAATGCATTTTTTGATATGGATAGGAAAATATTAACACCATTAGGTGAGAAAATGGTGGTTGCAGTACGTACTGGTTTAACCTTTATGTTTCAGATAAGTAAAGTTGCCATACAAATTGGTGTAGCACTTTTACATGGAGCTAATCAAGTACTTAATTCTTTTAGTTTAGCTCTTAATGTGTTGGGATTATGGCCAAACAAAATTAATGAATCACAAACAGAATTAGTCGGTGTTATTAATTCAATGCGTACATTTATGTGGTTAGCAACTTTTATAAAGCAAACTATTCTTAATACTGCTACTATATTTGATGCTATACATCAAACAGTACGTTGGGTTGTTGAGGGTGTATCAACATTAGGTGAACTGTTATCAGCTTTAATATTCAGAGATTGGACGGCTTTTTCTAATGCTAATAAACACTTTGAACATCTTAATAAAAGTATGACAGATGCACATTGGAAATTTTTCAACATGTTAGAGGATGAGAAGAAAGCATTTGCAGAACAGAAAAAGTTAATTGATGATATTGTTGATGGCATGTTAAATATTAACGATGCTTCTAAAGATATTGGTATGACATTTAAATTGCCACATCCCAATGAAACTATTGCAGGATTAGCAAAAATTAATGAAGAGATTCGTAATATTCAGTTAGGAGCAGCTACAGGAGCCGAAAAATTTAATCTTGAGATGAAATTCAAGGTTGCAGATTGGGATGATATAAAAAGTAAAGTTAAACGTAATATTGAATATATTAATAACTTCTTTATATCAGTTGAAGAAGGTTGGACAAATGTAAGTGAGAAGAAGCGTGAAGCTTACATGGATATGCTGGCTGCTCAAAAGAATATGTTGTCACAACTTTTTTATTTAGAGCAGGAGGCAATAAGAGAACGTGATCGTAAGACCGCTGATTGGTTAGAAAAGCAACGTAAGGCACAGGCACAAGCATTACGACAAGCTGAGACATTCCTGATTGAGCTTGAAGGTCGTCCTGAGACAGCAGTAGATAAGACTAACAAGTGGTATCGTGTAATGGAAGAACGATTGGCAGAGTTATCTAAAACTAATAAAAATGTTGCTGATAATTTGGATCTTTATGAAAGTATGCTTCGAATAGGTCTTCGTAGGAGGCAGCAACAAGATGTTGAGAAGTATGTAAAAGAATATGATCGTTTTGTAGAAACACTTACAGGCCATAGAGTTCTCAATGCATTTGAGAAGATAGACAATGAAATGATGAAGATTAAACAGTCTATCAGAGCTTCAGTTGATTTAACTACTGAACATAAGCTTGAGTTATATAATGTTGCTGATGCAATAGCAGAAGAACGTAAACAGCTTCAAGCTGTTGAAATGCAATATCGCAATCAATTAAAGACACTTGATTTGCTTTCTGAGAAAGCAAGATATTTACAAGATTCATTCAGTCCTTCAGATCAAATGAAAGGTGAGATTTTAGCTCTTCAAACTAATGCTGATAAAGCTTTCCTTACCATTGCTAAAGAGATGCGTGAGATTGATATGAAATGGAAGGATGAACATGGTAATTGGAAGGAAGGATCTAAATTAGCTCAGAAGTATGAACAACAATTAGTTCAATCATCACGTAATATTTATCAGGCATTGGAAAGAGATTTGTGGCGTAAGTCTCATCCATTGTGGAATGATATGATTGAAATGAGTAAAAATTGGTCAGATGGATTGGCTGATTCCCTTACTGATTTAGTTCTTGATTTTGAAAACTTTGGTGAATCCATTAAATCATTGTGGGAATCCATTGTTAGAGATATGCTTAAGGCTTCTATTAAACGATCTATTATAGAACCATTAATGTCTGGTTTAGGATCAGGAGAACCGGGAAGTAATAATATTCTTAGAAACATTTTTGGTGGCAAGAAGGATACTGGTAAAGGCATAGCTCAAGGTGCTGCTGCCATGCTTGGTAAAGCTAAAGAACAAATGTCTGTTATGGATCAATTTTTAGCCAGTGGTAAACCTATACCTGTATACGTAGTGTCTGCTGAAGAAGTTATGCAGGAATTGTATGGTGGCTTAACAGATACTACAAAAGCAATTACAGAAAGTGGACAATCAACAACAGAAGCCGTCAGTAGTGGATTTCAAACTAATGCAACTAAATTAACTTCTATATTAACTGCACTTCAATTTAGTAATTCATCTAAATCTGGTAGTGGTTTGTTTGGTAGTATAATGAGTAAGTTTGGTGGTAATAATGATTTAAGTGGTGGGATGAATATAGATGCACCCATTCATTTAGGTAAAGGAGGAAATACGGCATTTGGTATGGCTGATGGTGGGACGATATCAGAGCATATTGTAGGCAGAGGTTTATCTTCTGGTAAGATTTATGAATTTGGTGAACGATCTAAATATGGTGAATGGGAAGATGTAATTCCACGTAAGAGTATGTCTATGCGGGGTGGTACTTCTTCCATACAATTATCAATGCCAGTTAATATTAATGCATTGGATACACAAACAGGTGTTCAATGGCTTACTAAAAATCAGAAAGTTATTGAAACTAATATGATGCGTAATATAAAGAATAATAAAGCTATACGTGCATTGATTCACCAATCAAGATAGGAGTTTAATCAATGGCTTGGGATTTTACATTTGAGATTCATCGATGTGTGCCTCATGCACCACAATATAATATAATTAAAACTCAAATGGAAGGATTTAGGGAATATAGACGGTTGAAGTCTACTGATCCAATTAGGCGTTGGGATATTGAAATGCGAGGAAAGACCAATGCTGAAAGAGATAGTATTTTAAGTCATTATAATTTTCATAATGGTGGATTAGATCCCTTTTATTGGACTCCTAATCCAACTTTTTTTGGGTCTGATACAGAATACGTTACATATGAAGATTTTCAAATGGATTGCCCTGAAGGATTAGGTAATATTTGGCATTTTTATATTACGTTTAAGGAGGAATTGCCCTAATGCCATATGATAATATAACTTATCTTCTATGTAAGAAAAATAGTAAATTAGTTACTAAGTATCGTTTTGATTTTGATAGAGATAGTGTGTTTGAAGCTGCTGGTAAATATGTTTGTGATACTCAAGATGATGGTGATTATACAGCTTTAGCTCTTAAGAGAGGATCAATTACTCAAGATGATGGTATTGAAATTCAAGAAATTGAAATTGGTCTTGATAATGTAAACCTTGATTTTAAACAAAAGGTATTAAGTAATGCTTTTGAGAAGGTTAAATGTGAAGTTTTATTAGATATTGATGGTATTTCTTTTGTAATTTTTAGTGGTTATGTGGATAGTATTAAAGGTGATGAGCATTGGATATCATTATCATTAAAATCCAATCCTACTTTGGATCAAAATTATCCAAGACGTATTTATCAAACGGGATGTAACTGGCGTTTTGGGGATGAAGGTTGTAACTTACTTCCTGATAGTTATGAGTATATTGGCACTCTTGGTTCTGCTTCAGATGGCATTACTTTGACTATTTCACATGGTCAAGCAGTTGATTACTTTGTTCCCGGTTTTGCAGAAATTACTGATGGTGATTACATCAATGAAGTTAGACCTGTTTTATCTAATACAGGTAGTGATGTAACATTAAGAGTTCCATTTGATCATTCTATTGATGCTGGTACAGGAATTCGATTACAGAAATTATGTGCTAAGAATCCTGATGCTTGTGCAAATACTTTTAATAATTATTCCAGATATGGTGGATATCCTCACGTACCCAAACAACCTATCATATAAAATTATTATATATTTTGATTTTATGGTTAACAATGTATGACTATAGCACAACGTATTGTTGTAGAAGCAAAAAAGTTAATCAACACTCCTTTCTGTCATTTTGGTAGATCTTCCATTGGCCTTGACTGTTCTGGTCTTATTTGGCTAACCCATACTCGATCCGGTATTGAAATGCCCCGTACTGATGATAGATACAGTCCTTATTGGTGGCGGGATTCCCATCAAGGAGAACGTATTCTTAATGCTTTTCAGAATACCGCTGGTTTTGAGATATGTGATCAACCGGTGATTGGTGGGTTGGTAATGTTTCGATTATATGGTAAACATGTCCCAATTAATCATTGTGGGATATTAGTTGATAATGAGAATTTCATTCATGCGAAATGTGGTATTGGTTATAAAGTAAATAAGGTTACTATGGATCTGCTCAGTGCAGGATACCGCAAACGCATTGCGTGTTACATGAAACATAAGGATATTGATTATGGGGATGACCAGTGGACAAATAATTGGTAGTGTTGGTGGTGGTATTGTTGGTGGCCTTGTTGGTGGTTTCCCCGGTGCTATGATGGGAATGGCATTAGGAGGAATGATTGGTGGTTGGGTTACACCTCCCCCGGCACCAGATCCACCTCCATTAGGTGATTTAGGTTTAAACACATATGTTCATAATGCTCCAGTTGCATTAGCTTATGGTCAAGTCAAAGCATATGGTGGTTGTATATGGATTGGCAATGTTGCAACTGCAATGAGTGATGGTGGCAGTAAGAAAAATCCTGAATATTCTCCTCAGATGTGGCTTGAATTTGCAGTTGCTCATTGTGAAGGAGAAGTAACACAATATCTTAAATATTGGATTAATGATAAAGAAGTATATGAAGTTGCTGAAGAAGGAATGCAATTTTCTTTTACTTCTTATAATGGGACCAGTTCACAAACAGTAAATTCAGCTATATCCGCTTATTTATCTGGTAGCATGGTTCCTGCTTGTGCCTATATTCATACTGCTTATACATATGTTTTTGCTTTTTGGGATGGAGGTTATTTCAATACAATTCCTAATTTCTCAGTAGAGGTTAAAGCAAGACTTTGTGAATCTGGTGAAGAAGATGCCAATCCTATTCGGGTATTATATGATTTCTTAACAGATACACGTATTGGGCCGGGATTGGATACAGCAATTTTTGATGGTGATCCTGATACGGCTGATAGTTCTTGGAAGATTGCATCTGATTACTGTGATGAGTCTGTTTCTTATATAGATAGTACTGGTGCTACAGTAAATGAACCCCGTTTTCGTTATTCAATGGTGTTTGATACACGTATGAAAGCTCATGATATTATTGCTGATATTTTATTGTCATGTAGAGGAATCATTTCATGGGTACAAGGTAAGATATATGTTAAAATTGAGAATGGTAATGAAGATATTGAGTTTTATTATAGTGATTTTTATCAAGTAACTTTTACATCAGCCGCAAGTACAGTTGGTGTAGTAAATGTAACTACTACTATTGATGAACCAGATGATTTTTGGGCAGGGGCTTATTTAAGTTTTACTCAAGATGATATTGAGTATCAAGGTATGGTGGCAAGTCATAGTGGCAGTGCTTTTACAATGTATGAAGATCTATTAGTTGCTCCTAATTCAGGAATAAACATTACAGTAACAAAAGATAATATTAAAGAAGGTAGTTTTGATTGGACGAAGAAATCAGTTTATGATCGTAGTAATGCCGTTAGACTTGAATTTATAAATCGTAAGTTCTTGGATGTTAATACTGGTATAGAAGATAATCAATATCAATGGGATGTAGTAGAATATGAGACACCAGAACATTATATAGATGTTGAATTTGAAGGCAGTTATTATTGGTATTATGAGGATGATTTAAAGACTACGGTACGTTGTGCTGGTATTAAACGCAAATCACAGGCATATCGAATGGCTAAATGGTTTGCTGATCAAAGTTCTTATATTAATTATGTTTGTTCATTTATTACCGGTACTATTGGGTACATTCATGGTCTTGGTGATATTATTGGTGTTAGTCATTCACAATTAGGATGGCAGGGTAAACTTTTTAGAGTGGTATCAGTAGAAGAAGAAGGTAATGATGAAATTAAACTTACTTGTGTTGATTATAATCCTTCTTTGTATGGTGATACTGTTCTTCAGGTGTTTGAATCAAGTAGTTCTGTAATACCTTCTGTATACTCTGTACCAGATGATATTGAAAGATTTAATGTTGGTATAGGTATTAGTGGTGATCGTACAATATGGTTTCATTTTAAACGTCCTGATAACAATAATTGGTGGGTAGGTGCCAAGATCTATGTGAAGAAGGGTGCTTCTGCTGATTATGATTTATTGGGGCAATGGGCGCAAACTACTGCTTCAGTTAAGTTAGATACTGGTGGCATTGATTCTTCACAAACTACAATTCCTTATGATGTTTCCACTTTATATGGTTCTTTCCCTGATTCAGGTCAGATTTACATTGAGAATGAACGTATTGCATACACATCGATTAATGATACATTAGATCAATTTGAAGGGTGTACTCGTTCTGTAGTTAATCCATCTTCACATGCAGATACAGAGTATTGTAATTATCATAAACCAGCAAGTAATCCCTCCATTACATATACTGCTGCTGATGCTGGTGCAACATGGTATTTTAAAGCTGTGTCGGTTACTGTTACTGGCACCCCATCAGAACTTGCTGATGCAGATGAAGTATCAGTTACGCTTACCTAAAATGAGGTTTACATGGATTTAGGATCATCAGAAGCCAATACTGTTGCAACAATTGGTATGGGAGTAGTTGGTGCAGTTGTTGGCTCTTATTCAAATTTTGGTGGATATCAAGGATTTCAATTAGGATTAGCTATTGGTGGATATTTATTTAGAGATGAAATTAAAGAACATCCTATTTATAATGAACAGTCTAAGGATACTCGGACATTATCTAAGTTAGAAGTTGTACCAATGGTTGTTGGAACAGATATAGTTCCTGCACAAGTTATTTGGTCTAATTCACTTAATATTAGATCAGTGGATGCTACCAGTTATGATAATCCTGCTTTAAATGATTGGCTTGATGGTAGTACTGGTTTGTTTGGTTCAACTCCTGAAATGGATTTAAAATTGTTTCATGTAGAAGCCCTTATTAATCTTTGTGGTTATCAGTATTTTGGTAATAAGATTAATCGTATTTTCTTTGATAAGATTAATATTTGGTCATGGTTACGATTTCAGGATTGGCTCGGATATAAATTTGATTATGGTGTGTGGCAAGGTGATTATGAAGAAGAAGATTGGAATCCAGTACAATTTCCAGCACATTCCCCTTATTATCATAATGATGAAATTCTTAATCCATCATTGACATTGGATGGTCCTAAAGCGGGTCCATTTGATAGGATTTTTTATTATTGGGGAGCAATGACAGTTCCCACAACACAAAGACTTTTATTAGAATCATTTGGACAAATATCTGATGATTATAAACGTCCTTTTAGTATGATTGGTGGTATGCCACCATCATTTCCTGATGTTAAGTCTGAAATAACATCAGAGCATATTTTCTATGTAGATCGTTCTGGTTATGCTGTTTTATCAGGAGGGACATTTAATCCTCATACTTATCCTGTGTCTTCATGTATATATTATGCTCATTGGGGTAGTGCTTACAATTATTGTTTTAGAGACAATGAGAGTCAGTTTACTTATGGTATGTTTACTTCTTATATGTATACTGACAGTGAAGGAACTAATGCTCCTTGGTATGGTACTTATTGTTCTTTAAGACGTAAAAATTATTATGTGCATAATACTTTTCAAAAGCCGGGATGGAGTTGGTTGATTGGGGATGATACCAAAACAATAACTAAAGAAGCCATTGCTTCTGATGATTGGGTATATGAAAATATTACTCATAAGGGTTATAACCATAGTATGGAATTATCCCGGCAGGATATTGATGGTGATCCTAATAGACTTTACATCTTTTTAGGACGTACTTGGAATCACTATGGAACTACAACTCATCATCATGCTCCTTATTCATTAGAATATGATATTTTTTATATTGATCGTACTGGTCAAGAGAATTGTAAGGGTCATGATTGTGCTTATAGACAATTAAGTTCAGAACATCCTTATTATGGTGTAGAACCTTCTCTTGATTGGGGTACTAATAATGATGACTATGTTTCCGGTAGTTATTCTTATGAGGTAATTACTAATACAGAGAAAGTAGTTTCGGTTTGTAAAGAGAAACAGATATCTATAGAAGGAGAGGATTACGGTTATTCAGGGGCTATTCCCTCTTTTAAAGCCAAAAGTATGGAAATTGTGGGTGATACAATTTTCGTTATGGGTACTGAGGCATCTTCTCATTCCCCTTGGAGTGATGTAAGAGTTAGTGAAGGTTATGAATTAGTTTATTATGATGGTAAGCCTTGTACAAAAATTTATATGGATTTAAGCATGTATCCTTGGGATTACTGGTTTTATAATGAGGGTCCATTGGGTACTGGTACAGGTGGTTGGGCATATCATAAAGATAGTGCAGCGGATTATGTAACGCATTTACATGGGTGTAATAAACTTCGTTATCAAATTCTTTCTCAAACTTGGGATTATATTATTGTTGATGGAAGATGGCATGATTCTATTCAACCGGTAACTGGTACATGGGTACATCTTACAAAGGTACGTAATGAACAAGCGGGTTGGGGTATTGTTGGTTATGGCAGTACAAAGACTAAAGTTATTGTTAATTGCCCTGCTCCTTTTAGTCCAGTAATGAGTACATTGGGTAATTATAATGCCATATTATTACCTGAATCAAATGATCCAGTAAGTGGTAAAGTTCTTTCTGGTGTATCAGGATCATCTGTAGACATATTAATTGATCCTCCTCTTTATACTGAGCTTACAAATACACCAATTCCCGGTGAATTAGCTTATTTTTATTTTGTTAGAAGTAATAATCAATCTGATATTGATAAAGCAGCATATCCTGATCATTTTGGAGAGACTTTACAGAATTATTGGTTTATGGATAACATTGAAGAACGTTTTTGTACCGATTGGGCTGGACGTAATTTAATGGGGTCAGATTCATGTGTGAATTTTTATGAGAAGAATACGTATTATTATCATGGTACATGGCTTGATCATATATCAGGTAATGTATCAGAAGGTAAATATGGCATTTATTTATTTAATAAGAATACTGGTGATTATATAGGTAAATATTTTGAACGTACTACTTGGGGTTATGGTGGTGGTATTTTACATGCTGATGCCAGTAGTATTCAAGTAAGTAGTGTGTCTACTGATGCACAGGTAATGGTAACATTTAATATTTTAACTGGAGAAATATTAAAAAGTTATTCACATAGTTTGTTAATTAATAAGACTACACTTGAAATTGCAGATGAATGGTATGGTACTTATTCAGAAGATAATGCTCTTAATAGTACCAGTAAGCAGTATCGTGGATGTGTTAAAGTTAGAGCTTATGATCCAGTAACACAAACATATGAAAATCGTTGGTATGCATTATGTGCTGAATTAACTCCTACTGTTTGGTGGACACTTAATCACGATGATCGTAATCGTGGGTATTATTTATTAGATCTTGGTTCTATTGGTTCCTTTCCTCCAGTGGGCAGTACTCTTGATCCCACTGAATCACAAGAATACTCAGGTATATTGAATGTTGATGCTAATAAACAACAGATGATTAAATGGTATCGTCCAATTACTGGTAATTCAGGATGGACTACATGGACAAATGATAGTCATTCAACTCGTAAGGATTCTCCGCAATTAGCAATAGCAGGATATGATGATAAGTTGGTAATGGGTTTATCAACTAAAGGTTATGATAATTACTTTGATCCTTATACGTTTTCTGATTGGGGAGGACAAATGGAACCATACGCATGGCTTATGACTCTTCCTAATGAGTTTGATCGTTATGGTTATTGTTTTCCTATAGCAGGTAAAGATTATCATCCAACGTGGTGTGATGCAATGATGGGTCATGGAGTAAAAGCACATTATCATAGTCCACTTGCAGACTATTGGGATCAGCCTATAAATAATAAAACATTTGGTAGTGGTTATATGTCCTCTATTTATGATTATAATGAGGAAATTATTAATGATAAATTTTGGTGGATGGGTAAAGAAATTAATGTTAGAGAACCACGTTTTTTGTATTCTTTAGTATATGATAAGAAGAAATCAGAGCTTGAATGGATAAAGGATGAAGCAGTTGTAACTAATTCTTTTATATTTGATCGTAAGAAGGAATTGAAGTTTTTAACTCGTTGGAGTGTTCCTATTCATCATTTTGGTTATGTTAAAGCCACGTTTACTGTTACTCAATCTTATATTGATCCTGATATTATTTATGCTGATTTTAGTGATTATCCTGATAATTTTTGGATAGGTGATTATGTAATTGGTATTCCAAATTATTTTCGTGAAGGTTCATATAATCTTCCTTTTCAGGTAGAGGAGCAGTATGAAGATCGGATTGTTTTAAGTAGAGTGTATAATGCTGATGAAGTTCCAGTGGGATATGAATTTACCATTGTTAAAGATAATATTAGTTTTGGTTCTTTTACTTATGCACAGAAACCACGAAGCCGTAAAGCCAATAAGGTTCGCATTGAATATATTAATCGATTATTAGAGTATAAAATTGATATTGCAGAAGCAGATGATTGGTATGCACAAGATATTCGGGATCAGAATATACGCACTTTAGAAATTAAAGCACATGCAGTTAAAAGATGTACTCATGCTGGTAGATTGGCATTATCACATTTAGATCAAGAGCAGTACATTAATTGGATATGTTCTTTTCAAACAAGTGTTGTTGGTAATATATTTACAGTTGGTGATTGTATTAGTGTGACACATGAAATAACTGATTGGTATATGAAACCTTTTATTATACGTAGAATAGAACGTCTTGCAGATGGTGATGCCATTTTGGAATGTGAGGAGTATGTAGCTGGTGTTTATCATGATTACTCAGCACCGGTTTATGTTACCGGTGGAGGTGGTAGTGGTGGATTACTTCCTTATTCAGATACTCCTACTGCTGCAAGACGAGCTTTTGCTTATTATGATCCAATAGCTAATCAAGTATATGTTACTTATGCAAATCCTGTTGATGATGCAACATTTATGGGAGTTGATGTTCAAGTAAAACTTAATGATGGTACTTGGCAAACTGTTGGTACAGCTACAACACCAGTAGCCAGTGTGGTATATAGTGCAAATCCCGGCACGTCTACACCTTCTGATATGGAACCAACCCGCACTAAGTTTAATGAGAATAATGAATATGATTATCAATATACTGAAATACCTTATGATCCCTTAACTATGATTGGCACATTTCCTGCTGCCGGTTACTTATGGGTTAATGGAGAATTAATATATTATCATGGCATTGATACAGTTAATTATAAGTTTATTAATGTTGTTAGAGGAATAGAAGTTCCCGAATACCAGTATGCGGCTGATGCCCCTGATGATGGGTATAACTGGACAAATCCCCTTATTGTATTGGCTGATACAGCTAATGCATTTAGTTTTACGCTTACCGATGATATGGTAGACCTTACGGCTGAATCAGGTCAAACTGAAGGATCACAAATAGAGTATGATCTTCCCACCGTTACTATTAGATTAATAGCTAAAAATATTATGAATATGCCTTCTTATGATGTACAGGCTCCTGAATATACAGTTTATTTAAGAGGGTCATATGGTCGTCCTTATTCTGTAGATTTACTGAGGTACGAAAGAGATTTGTAAATGCATGTACTGAAGTTTACACAAGACACAGGTGAACCATCAGGGATCTTCTTAGATGAGACAATTGGTTTTAATGATTCAGTTCCTATTCCCGAATCACATATTACATATTATGAAACTATTGGGTTTAATGATATTGTACCCCAAGGGATTAATGAGATTATATATGAAACGATTGGGTTTGGAGAAGATCAACCAATATTTAATTCATATATTAATTGTGAAGAAACCATTGGTTTTGATGATAGTAGTGATGAAACATTAACAGTATATTGTAATGAAACTATTGGTTTTGATGATGATGCAACACAGGATTTAGCTCTTGATATTCTTTGTAATGAAACCATTGGATTTAATGAAAGTGGTTATGGTTTACTTATTAATGCAGAGCATGATATTACTATTTCTTGGCGCACTCGTACCAATGCAGATGCAACTTATGGTTATGGTGGTGCTGAGTATGGTAGCATTGTTTCCTATGGAGATGGTGATGCTGATAACTTAGCGTCATTTGAAGTACATATATGGCAAGTAGGTGGACCTGATAGCAATCGTTATCTTAATAGTAATCCTGCTGGTGAGTTTGATGAACGTCTGACTGTACAAACTATTACTATTAATGATACTGGTGATCCTGATGCTGATGCTTCATATACATTGACTATTGCCAATAATAAATCATGGAATGGTGGAACCTTTTTATCAGAGATGGAAGTTGAAGTATTTGTTAAAGATAATAATGGTATCTACTCATGGCCTAAAATTATAGTTGTTGAAGATGACAGGAATTATTTTGAATAAGGAGTTAATTAATGCCATTTACATCTGCATATCATTTTTCTAAACCATCTTATCAAACATTACGTTATGATTTAGAGCTTAATTTGAACTTTGATGTTTTAGAAGCAGCTTTATTGGGATTTCCAAGCTCTAATCCACCGGGATCAGTAGATAATTATCCTGATGTAACACCAACAGATGGGATGAAATGGTTAGATACAGGTAATGATGAATTAAAAGTATATTATAATAGTACATGGAATGTTATTCATTCATTTTAGTAGGAGGATTTGATGCAGAGAACAACATTTACCCCTTGGAATCGTAAGATTAATTCGATGCAGAGGAATAACTGGTGGAGATTTACGTGCCGTTATGCAGATGGAACCCTTAAATGGGAAGAGGTTATACGTAATTTAGTAGTAGATGAAGGTTTGTACTATGGTTTGGATGTTATGTTCATGGATGGTACAAAATCAACAGCTTGGTACGTTGCTTTGTTTGATGATGATGTATCTCCTGCATCAACATGGGATTATGCAGGAATTGGTACAGATCAAACAGAATTTACCAGTTATGATGAAACAACCAGACCTCAATGGAATCCTTCTACAATTACCAGTTTGTCTTTAACAGATGAAGTAACATTTACAGCATC